CTCGCGATCAGGTACGGCTTGGTTCAGTGGGATCCGGGGCCGGGCCACGGGGCCCGGCCCATGGGCCTGGTGGCTTTGCCGCCACAGTGGCAGGAATGCCATGTGGCTTTGGGGCCATGGGAGGCGGCGGGTGTGGCATCCCCGCCACTGTGGCTCGGAAGAGGCATGTGGTCGGGCCGCCACTGTGGCTTTGCCGCCGTGGGAGGCGGCGGATGCTGCACCGCCCCATCGCCTTCGCGCGCGCACAAAAAAAATGCGCTGCATTGCTGCAGCGCACTCGTTACTCGCGTTTAGAGTGTAGATTTCAGTTTTTCAGCAATCTCGCTTTCTGCAACTTTAAAGCAAGTCATATTTGCTGCATTGCGATATTCGACGATTGCAGCGCACATAAGAAGCGCGTTCAGGGAGCTGCTCGCCTGGGTTGCAGCGGTGTTAAGGGCAACGTGCTTTTGATATTGCGAGATGAGAGACAACTTTGAGTTGTCAACTTTCGCTGTCAGTGAGCATGCGCTTACAGCGTCACGTTGCGTAAAGTCTACGCTTGCAGCGTTGCACGCTACAATTGAGCGAAGAATATTCAGCGTATAGTGGTTGAGCGTTGCTACACTTGCAGTTGCACGAATCACGTTCACAACCTTCTCCGCGCTGTAGACGTTGAAGCGCGCATTTGCACGCTCTGCGCGATTAATGAAGTTGCAATCTATGTTTGCAGCAAGCATGAGGCGTGCAATCTCGGCGTGCGAAACGCTCGCCTTGAGATCCGAAAGCGTCTTTTGCATGTTAGAGTTGTCAGCGTTCTTTGCGCACTCATAAGTTGCACGCGCGTCAAACGCGGCGATCATGTCGTTCAGATACTTTTCAACTTTTGATTGCTTGGTCATTTTCGTTCTCTCTTGTGTTGCTGAGTTGTCATCAACTCAGTAACAACACAATACAGTGTTTCACAGCCGAAGCAATCGTAAAAACACTTAGTCGCAATCTTTTTTGTAGGAAAAACGCATGCGCTCACCGTGACGTTTAGAGCGTGCTACAGCGTCTTCTTTTCTGTGAGCTAGTCATGTACTAGCTGATGCTGCAAGCGTGCTGTAGCACGCTCTAAAGACGTTCTAGCGCTATTCTGAAACGTCTATCGTGCAGCGCTCGATTGTCGCGCGCGTCATTGTGCGCTGCACATAGTGCAGTGCAAAAAGTCGAAGTCTTACAACTTTTGAGAGTATATGAGGGGGATGCCGCCTGGGTTCACCTCACTCCAGTTCACGGTCCTTAATTGCGGACAGACCCGGAGGAGGTGCCCATCCTTAATCTTGAATCTCGCCGGCCGCCAGCATCTGAGCCTTGCGTTCCTGCTTGAACCGCTGAAGCTCCTCGAATGAGCGAGGCGACTCGCCGTGTGCTTCGATCCAGTTGGCCAGAGCTGCTTCGACCAGCTCCTTCATCGACATATTCCAGTTGTTGGCCACACCCTTCACGCGCTGGTGATAGGAGACCAGCACCCGGAAGTTCAGGTCCTTAAACTTGTCTTTCTCGCGATCCGCGTCGGGTGGCGTCTTGAGATTGTTGGGCGTCTCGCTGAAGTCGATGTGCTGTGCGGCTGCGAGAAGCTTGTTGCGCAAGGGCTTCTTGGGCGTTTCAGCGGCTTCGTGATCGCTCTGCTCGCCGGCAGCCGGAAGCAGGGCGCCGTTCTTGGGGCGCAGCTTGCCGGGCGGCGGTACGGGGGCTTTGGTTTCGGTGTCGGTCATGCGGATACTCCGAGAAGCTGATTGGCGCGCTTCACCAGGTCGGTTGCGACGGCGTTGGAGAGATTGTTGAGGCTTTTGAATTCGGTCTCAGAGACCGAGCGGCCGGCGTTCTGGGCATTCTGAAAGCCGGTGCGGTGTGGGAGGTTCTGCTTTACCACGGCATAGCCACCCTCGGCGATGAGCTGCCGGGCGCCTTCGATCTGCGCGGTGCTGTCGGTGGTCTGGTTGAGAACGAAGACGATCTTGTCTTTCCGCACGCCATTGCGATGCAGCTCATTGGCGAAGCGCACTTGCGGCACGATGTCGTCAATCGAGGTGCCGGTCGGAATGATTATCAGATGGGAGTTCTTCGCCGCATCGAGGCTGGAGCTGTCGCTGTCGGGCTTGCCGTCGAAGATGATCAGATCCCAGTCCTGTTTCATGGCGGCCTTTACGTCGAGAATGGGCTCCGCGGCGACCGGCGGCTTGACCTCGAGGCCCATGCGCATTGCCGCCCAGTCTACGCTGGTCTTTTGGCGGACGTTGAGATCGGCGATCTTCACGCGCCATTTCTCGGCGGCATAGGTCGTGGCGATGAGACGTGCGAGAGTTGATTTTCCGACGCCGCCTTTCTGCGAGAGGCAGCTAACCACCAGGGAAGGGGCCATGTGTCTATCCGTGTGTTCCACAAAGGGGGAAATCCCCTAATGTGGAAAACAAGGTGGCCTATTCGTCCTTAATCTGCAAGAAATAATGGGTAAACAAGGAGTTAAGCGCAAAAAGGCCCGCGATTGCGGGCCTTTAAGCTGTGGACGAGGGGAGCGTGGATCAGAAAAACAGCTTCTTGACGCCGGTCCAGGGGTTGAAAGGTCGTGCTTCGGGCTCACGCGAGACGGCGGCGCGCCGAAGACGCTCAGCCATCTCGGGTGAGAAGCTGGGTAGGCTCGGGCTCAAGCTGGTCAGTTCGTCAACAATAACACTACTTGCTGCCATGCCCGTTATAGGGCCGGATAGAACGCTGTTCACCGCCGCGCCGCCGAGATAAGGCGCTCCAATTGCCGACGATGGCGCGTAAACCAGAGGATCAGCGCCCCAGATCTTGTTGCGGTCAGCCTCTTGCAGACGATGTAGATACTCGGGATCGCGGCTTTCGTCATAGGGCTGAAAAACCTCCATGTCGAAGATCCGCTCATAGAGATCGAGATCGACCGAGCCGACGTGCCAGCTGTAGATCGTGGAGGCGGTCCTGGGGTAGGCGCGTTGTTCGGCCTCGGCCGGCACATTGTGACGCCGCAGATAGGTCATCAGTTCACTGGGACCCCTTATGTTGTCCTCGATCGAACACTGCATGATCTGTATGGGCACGAAGAACCGGCCATTCTCGTCATTGAGGGCAAACTCACGCAGACCCTTCAGCTCGAAGTTGCTGGCGATTTGCCCGAGATATTGGGGGTCGGCGCCGTTCGACCAGAACTGCATCAGGCAGCCTCCTTCCGGTCAGAGAGCGTGTCCACGAGCGTTGCCACCGCGGTTTCAAGATCATCGAGCGTTCCGTCATTCTCGATGACATGATCGACCGCTGCGGCGTCGAACTTGTCGAAGAGATAGGGCGAGGGTGGAATTCCCGGCCGACGCACCTCAAGCACGATGCCGCCGAGCTTCTTGTAGAACCAGCCCTGGCTTTTTCTGACCGAGCCGAAGGAATAGGGGCCCTCGCCGATCAGCGTGTTGATCACCATGAAGGGAATGATGTGCTCGCCGAACATGGCCTCGAAACGGTTGCCCATTTCGCCCAGGATCCCGCGGACCTGCCAGTTCTTGTCGAGCAGCTCGACGAACTCCTTCTTACCCTCCTGGCTACAGACCTGCTGGGTGGAGAGACCGAGGTAGCGCACGCATATGTCGCGCAACGGAAATCCGTCATCGACCGGATAGACGCCGTGATTAACGCGCAGGATCTCCTGCACGGTGGATTTGCCGGAGCCGGGAAGACCGCAGAGTGCAATGTATTTCGGGAGTTTCATTTGATTACTCAGTATTGACTGATTTTACAGGCGCAAAAGAACCCGCAGAAATCCTGCGGGTTGAACTCAGTGTCGCGTGGGAGCCTCGAAGGAGGCATCGAAGAAGACCTGACGGCGTAGCAGCATGTCCACCTGCTTCTTCAGGGTCTCGACCTGGGCCTTGAGAGCGGCATTCTCAGCCTCCAGCTTGTCGTACTGGGAGAGCGAGCGGCCTTTCTCGTCGTATAGATTCACAATGGTTTTGGGGTCGCTCATGCCGCCTTTTCCTCGTCAAACAGTGACCAGTCGAAGTCCTTGCCGGCGGGCAGAATCCGCTCCGCGAAGCCGGGTGTTGCTTCAATTATAGCGCGCCGCTGCCGGGCGTGCTCCCGAAGATGCGAATTTATCTCGACCGAGTAGTCAGCGATGAAGCAGACATTCGGCCCGGTCTTCTTGGAGCGCAGACCACGGCCGATGCGCTGGCGCAGCGCTACCTCGGCCTTGCCGCCACCCGCCAGCTGCACCAGGCCCACGGCGGGAACGTCCACGCCGACATCAAGAATGGTGGTGCCGATCAGAACGTCGATCAGGCCACTCTTGAGCTTGTCGAGCGCCCGGCGGCGCGCCTCCTGGTCGTTTTCACCGCGAATAAACTCAACCTTTAGACCCTTGGTCTCCATCATCTCCTTCAGAATGTCGCCGTGATTTTTGCGCTGGATCAGCGTCATCACGGGCAGCTTGCGGGCTGCGGCCTTCACCGCATCCTTCACCACCGCGGCATTGAGATAGCCATTCTCGACGTAGCCCAGCTGATAGGCGCGCTGCCAGGGCGAGGACTTTCGGAGCTTGGGGTGAGCCTGACACTCGACAAAGCGGAAATAGGGGGTCGCGAGAATGCCGCGGTCGATCAGCATCTGCTCCGAGACCTTGATCAGAATGGGCCCAAAACCCGCCATCAGACGCATATTGGATTCAGCGCCGTCGCGCATGAAGGGCGTTGCCGTGAGGGCGACCCGGATGTGGGCATTTTTGCAGTGCTTGAGGATTTCGTAGTAGGAGTTGCCGCCCGCCTCATGGGCTTCCTCGCCGATCACCACCTCGACCATTTCCAGAAGCTTGATGGCGCGGTTGCGCTCGCGGGCCAGCTCCTCGATCTTCTTCTCGGCCATCGCCACCATCTGCTCGCGGGTGAGTTTCAGGTCTTTTTCGACGTTCTGCTTCACCAGGCTGCGGATTTCGGCATCGAGGCTCGGCTCCTGGAGCTTGGCGACGAGGGTCTGCACCATGCCGACATTGACGCCCTTGACCGGCGCCCAGATGCCATCGCCAATGACGCCGACATTGAGCCCGGCATCCACGAAGCCGTCCTTCATCTGGTACATGAGAACGCCGCGGGTGGTCACGAACAGCGTCATCTTGCGGTAGCGGTGAACAATCAGCTTGGCGATCTTCGACTTGCCGCCGCCGGTTGCGACCTGAATGATGCCGCGGCCGTGCTTCTCGACCCGCCGCAACGCCTCGAGCTGGTAGTCATAGCGCGGATCCTCATTGCTAAATTCATCAACAATGGGATTTTCGGGGCCATCGGGAGCAGGCGCCGGCCGGCGCACCAGCCGCACCTCGTGACCGAGCTTCTTCAGCTCGGCATGCACCAGATGGACAAAGCCCGCGGGAAAGGTCGAGGTGCGCCAGGCATAGAAGGTGGAGCGGCCGTTCCAAGTACCCGACTGGAAGGCGTGCATGAACTCTGCGCCCTCGACCGAGTAGGACAGAAGATCCGAGACAGCGGCTTTGATGGTGCGGTCATCAGTGTAGAGTTTGGCGACCACAGGGTTGTAAGCCAGCTGGACGGCGGATGCCATTACCATCTGACGTGCTTTCTGAAGGGCTTTGTAATGGCATCTTCGTGCGACATGCCCTTCTTAAGCCGATACCGGATCGCGACAGTAGATACGCCAAGCTCTCTAGCCCATGCGCCCAGAGACTTCGTTTCACTCTTGGCGGTTATCAGGACTGTGGTTGAGGTGTTGCTGTTTTGCGTTTCGATGTCCGCCCAGCGACAGTTTTCAGGTTCGTAGTTGCCATTGAAGTCAATACGGTCGATCGATGTTCCAACAGGGCGAGGGCCCATATCTTCGTAAAACGCCTCAAACGAATTTATCCAGCGCTCACATACTTCGATTCCTCGACCACCGTATCGATGGTACCCCCTTGCGGACGGATTGGTGCATCGGTTTATCATGCCCGTCCAACTCCGATACTCCGGAGTGCCTGCCATGCCATGAGTGCGTCGTCTATCGCCTGTCTTTGCGACCTCCTGATTAAGGCAGCCGCAAGAACGAATTTTACCTCTTCGCATGTCGGAGCCATGCGCGTTGCAGATGTTTCCGCAATCACAAACGCAACGCCATTTTCCAAGGCCAACGTATTCGCGTGCGATCAGTCGATCGAACCTCATTCCGGTAATGTCTTTCGGTGCAGGACCAGTTTTTGCTTTCATCTTGACCTTGACTGAAATGAACCTTAAAGCTCAGTCATTACTGACTTACCTCGACCATATCAGAGAACCCGTGGAATTGTCAAAAACATCCTTCACCGCCCTGACTATCTCGATCGAGGATCTCCATCCGAATCCTTACAACGTCAACGTCATGACGCCCGAGAACGAGGCCAAGCTCGATGCCGCCATTCGCCGAATGGGCTTCTTCAAGCCCATCACCGTGCGCGAGCATGAGGGCGGCTATGAGATCCTGGGCGGCGAGCACCGCTGGGAAGCTGCCAAGCGGCTTGGCTTCAAGGAGGTGCCGATCTTCTCGGTCGGCAAGGTCACCGACAAGCAAGCCAAGGAGATCATGCTTGCCGACAACGCCCGCTACGGCGCCGACGACACGATCTCGCTGGCAGAGCTGCTCTCTGAAATTGGCGAACCCGAGGAAATTCAACAGTACTTGCCCTGGACCGATGCTGATCTGACGCAGATTTTCTCAAGTGTAGATATAGCGTTGGACAAGCTGGAACTTGCTGACGGGTTCGACGCCAAAGCAGAAAAACTCGAGGACCAGCCCTCGAAGACCGCCAAAACCCACACGATCATTCGGTTCAAGGTGGCGATTCCCGATTCGGAACGGATCTCCGAGATGGTCGCCAAGATCCAGAAGGCCCAGGGCTACACCACGGCCGATGAGCTGACCAACGCCGGCGATGCTCTCGTTCACCTTCTTGGCCTCCACCGGGAGGTGGACCCCGAAGACGAATGACGGAGCAGATCGAAAAGAAATTCGACGATTGCGACCTGTGCCGGAACTTCAGCAGGCGGTGGGGCCAGATGGGCTCGATCTGCCGCCTCTGCACCATTGGCGAGTTTTTCCAGGAACGTGTCAACGACCGCCCGCCCGATGACGATGAACTCATGAAAATGTACGCCAGGATGCCCAAAGATGAGTGATGAACTCTCCCTTGCCGTCGAGATCTGGGATCTTGACCGCGTTAAACCTCACCCCAAAAATCCCAAGAAGCACTCCGCTGAGCAGGTGAAGAACCTCGCCGGCATCATCAAGCGCAACGGCTGGACAAGCCCGATCATCGTTGAAAAGGACGGCACCATCATCGCCGGCCACGGCCGACGGCTGGCCGCGTTGGAGTTGAGCCTCAAGGCAGTGCCGGTGATCTGCAGGGCCGATCTGACGCCTGAGCAGGCAATGGCTTTGCGTCTCGCCGACAACCGGATCGCCTCCACCGACTACGATCTCAAGCTCGAACAGGAGCAGCTCGCCGAGCTGGCCATGTCGGAGATCGACTTTCCACTGACCATGCTGGGCTACAAGGAAAAGGAATTGGAGTTCCTGGCCGGCGAGATGCTGGGCGACATCGACCTCGATGTGATGTCGGAAGACATTGGCGAGGCCGTCGAGGAGCAAAAGCGCGGCAACAAGGCGCTGAGCGACGAGATCGACGGTTCGGCCGCGCCGATCGGCGATGCCTTTGGCTTCAAGCGTGTCACCGTCGAGCAGTCGCGCGACATCCGCAAGTTCATGAACCGCCTCGAAGCCCAGAGCGAGCTGAAAGGGGCTGATGCGCTGGTCGCCTTTATCCGGTCGCTGTGAGGAGTAGCCATGTCCGACGAGGAACAGAAGCAGGAGTCTAATGTGTTTTCATTGACGGGCGACCGTTACAAGGGATCCGCGGAAAACACCGCGGCAAAGCCCTGTGCGGAGACAGTTGAATGCGTCAGCGATATTCTCCAGCATGCGCTCGCCAACCAGATCCGCGGCGTCTATGTGCTGGGCTGGAGCCCGCAGCACCAGCGCTTTGTGCGCTGGTGCATGATGCCGTCGGAAGAGAATACCGAGGTGGCGGCGCTGCGCTTCATTGGCGGACTTGAGGTCGCCAAATCCGACATGCTCGCCATCATGAGCGGCAATATCATTGAAATCGACGATGACGGGAACCCGACCGGATGACCGTTTACACCGTTGACCGCCGGTTCACGACCTCGGTCGAGCGTACGCCGCGCGTTCTCGAAATCGCCGAAGGCTTTGGCCTGGGTCTCTCGGACAAGGAGTTCGTTGTCTACGATCACCTGCCAATCGAGGTCCAGGCCGGGGATGTCGTCTATATCACCGGCCAGTCCGGTTCCGGCAAATCGCTGCTGCTCAAGGATCTGACCGCGCAGATGCGCGCCGCAGGTCTCAAGGTGACCGATCTCAACGAGATCGTGCTGGAGGAGAAGCCGGTGATCGAGTTGCTGGGCAAGACCACGACTGAAGCGGCCGATCTACTGGCCAAGGCCGGAATTTCGGATGCCTGGATCTATATCCGCAAGCCTTCCGAGCTTTCCGACGGTCAGCGCTACCGCCTGAAGCTCGCCAAGGTCATGGAATCGGATGCCGATGTCTGGATCGCTGACGAGTTTGGCGCCGTGCTGGACCGAGTGACGGCGCGCGTGATCGCCTTCAATATGCAGAAAGTCGCTAGATTCACCGGCAAGACCCTGATGGTCGCGACGACCCACACGGATATGAAGGACGAACTGGCGCCAAACCTGATGGTCACCAAGCGCTTCCGCGAGCGCGTCGATGTGGAGGCAAAGAATGTGGAGCAATGAAATCTGGAATTTCTTTATTGCCGCCGTGATCGCCGTGGGCGTCATTATCGGCGTGGCGATGTCGGCGCTCATCATCGCTCTCTACTGGTGGCTGGTGTGAGCGTCTTTCCCGGCATCGTCACCGACATCGAGCGGGTTTCCAAGCCGCACCCCACATTCTCTCTACTATCTGATATGTATGTAGAGCGCGGTGGCAAACCGGACTGGGATCTGCTGCACGATCTCCATTACAAGGCCGAAAACCTGCCGATCGGCCCCAGGTTCTGGAAGCTGACGCTCTATGGAGAAACCATCGGCGTCCTGGTGACGGCAAACCCCAAGGGGCTACTCAAGGAGCGGCATCTGGCTTTTCCGCGACTGAAGCCCGGCTCGTTCGACACCAAGCTCACCAACACCCAGCGCTACCACTATATCAACGCCAATTTCCGGGTGATCTCGCGCTTCGTGGTGGACACCATGTATCGCGGTATCGGTGCGGGCTACCGGATGATGAACCTGGTCTCGCGCATGGAGGGCAACACCTTCATGGAAATCCAGTCCTCGATGTCGAAGTTCAACCATTTTGGTCAGCGAGCGGGTTTCATGTTTGTGAAGCCAATGAACTCCGCGAAGTTTGAAGCGGGCCTCAAGTTCTTCCGCTCGCATTTCGTGGCAAGCCCGCAGGACTATGAAGCGATCATTCAGGAGCTGGAGGAGCTTTCGCCCGCCGAACACGACCGGCTGCTGCAGGAGTGCAAGGACTTCTATTACCGTCATTCCGCTCTGGAGAAGACTGGCAACAACCGCGACAAGGGGCAGGGTAGGGTGGACGCCATGAATGCTCGCACCGTGATCCGGGCCCTGCAGCAGGTGACCCTGGCATCGCCCATGTACGGCGTATGGCGAAACCCCGACAAGGGCCGGGCTATTCCTGATCGTCTGCCGCTCATCGCCTTTGACTGGCAAAAGCCCACCGAACCTCTGAAGCTCGAGAACCTCAGTTGACCAACATCGACAAGTTCGCCCAGACCGAGAAACAGGTCGAGATCATGCGCCACATTCTGAAGGCGGCCGACGCCGGCGGCTATCTTTGCGCCAACGAGCTATATGAGCTGTTGAGCTACCGCGACGGCTGCTCGGTCAACGCAGTACTGGGGTCGCTGAAGTTCCTCGAGAGATATGGTTTCATCCAGCGCCGCAAGCGCGGTGACGGCACCCGGCGCTCCGATCTCATCCCCACCAAGTTCGCCTATGTCTATTTCCGGCCGGCGCCGATTGAAGGCGTGGTCATTTAAGGATATAGTTCAGTCAGTATTTATTGATTTGCCGGATAGCGATGAGCACCGAACCCGAAGAAACAGGCTCCGAGGACGAGAAGAAGAGCAAGCGGCTCACGCCGGCCGAGTGGGCGGAGATCCGCAATCTCTACGAGATGGGCATGATGAAGGCCAAAGACCTTGCTGAAAAGTACGGGGTCTCGCGCTCGGCCATCTCCCAGTATTTCACCAAGCATGGCGTGACGTGGAATTCCCGCAAGGAGGAGATGGAGAAGAAGGTCGAGGAATCGGTCATCACCTTCGCCATGAAGCGCAAGCAGCGCATCGAGGAGACCAAGACCCAGACCTATGAGCTTGACGCCGCGATCAATGCCTTCAGCCGCAAGCTGCTTGCCGACGCGATCAAGGGCTCCATACCGCTTTCGACCCGCGAGAAGGAGCTAAAGGCGCTACACAAGCTCGCCGTCGTCAATACGCTGACCCGCCAGGGCCGCTATGCCGTTCTCGACGCCGAACGCGAGATCGACGAGGCAGAGTTGCCCGAAATCCGCATTCGCGACCTCTCCAAGGAGGAGATCGAGCGTCTCCGCGAGAAGGACGAGGATGAACTCGAGGATCTGCTCAGCATCGGGGGCGATGACGATGAGGTCGTGGACGAGGGCTTCTGATGGCCGAGCCCTCGCTTACGCTTCATGCCGGGCAGCGCAAGGTCTATGACGATCCCCGCCGCTTCAAGGTCGTGGTCGCCGGCCGCCGCTGGGGCAAGACCCAGCTCGCCAAGAACACTATCGTCAAGCATTCCTATAAGCGCAAGCGCCTGATCTGGTACGTGGCGCCAACATACTCCATGGCGCGCTCCATTCTCTGGGATGAGCTGAAGGATTCCTACCCGTCAAGCCTGATCGAAAACATCAACGAAACCCGCATGACGATCAAGCTGGTGAACGGCACCAGGATCGAGCTGAAGGGTGCTGACAAGCCCGACACGCTGCGCGGCGTGGGCCTGCATTATCTGATCATCGATGAGGCCCAGGACATCAAGGAAGACACCTGGCGCAAGGTGCTTCGCCCGACGCTCGCCTCGACCGGCGGTGAAGCCATGATCATTGGCACGCCGAAGAGCTTCAACTGGCTCTATGACGCCTATCTTCTGGGCCAACGCGGCGACACCTTCGTCGATGCCAAGGGCAAGAAGCGGGCGAATAGCTGGAAGTCATGGCAGTTTCCGACCATCACCTCGCCCTTCATTCCGGCCTCGGAAATCGAGCAGGCCCGCAACGACATGGACGAAAAGAGCTTCAAGCAGGAGTTTGAAGCCTCCTTCGAGACCATGTCCGGCCGCGTCTACTACGCCTTCGAGCGCCGTCTCCACGTCGGTCGCTATCCGTTCAATCCGCGCCGGCCGATCTGGGTGGGTCAGGATTTCAACATCGACCCGATGAGTTCGATCATCCTGCAGCCGCAGGAAAACGGCGAGGTCTGGGCCGTTGCTGAAATCATTCTCTATGGCTCGAATACCCAGGAGACGGCCGACGAGATCGCCAGGCGCTACTATCGCCAGATGCGCCAGATCACCTTCTATCCCGATCCCGCAGGCAACAACCGCGGTCACGCCCGCGGTGAATCCGATCTCGACATCCTGCGCGAGGCGGGCTTCCGGCGGATCAAGTTCAAGCGCAAGCACCCGCCGGTCGCCGACCGGGTCAATGCCGTAAACCGACTGCTGCGCACCGGCGATGGGCTGATCCGGCTGCGGATCGATCAGAGCTGCCGCCAGCTCATCGTGGCCCTGGAGCAGACAATCTACAAGCCGAACTCCCGCGAGGTCGACAAGTCGGCCGGTCTGGAGCATCCCGCCGACGCTCTGGGCTACTGCATCGATCTCGAATTTCCGGTTCGGAACATCGAGGTCATGGGGATTTCCATCTAGCCTTGTGGATCAGTCAGTATTGACTTATTATGAAGTGAGCGTATTCAGGGCCAGACCATGCAAATTACAACCGACCAGAAAGTGCTGCAGGCGTTTATCAAGCGCCGCCACCCTGAATACGAGGATCTTCTCACTCACTGGAACTTCCTCGACGCCACCTATCATGGCGGCCGCAAGTGGTTCGACGAGAACATCTTCAAGTACCTCAAAGAGGGAAAGACCGAATACGACGACCGCATCAAGCGCTGCTACCGCTTCAACCATTCGCGTGAGGTCGTCGATCTCATCCAGAAATACGTCTTCAAGAGCCACATCGTCCGCAACGAGACGGATGCGCCCGACGAGGTGAAGGAGTTCTGGAAGAAGTCGACGCTCTCCGGTCTCGACATTCAGCAGTTCATGCGCCTCGTAGGCACCATGTCTTCGATCTTCGGCCGCGTCTGGGTGTTCACGGATTCGACCAAGACCGCAGAGATCGTCTCGAAGGCCGAAGAGAATGACTCCTCCGCGCGCGTCTACGCATATATCGTGAAGCCCCAGGACGCCCTCGACATGGGCTTCGACGAGTTGGGCAAGCTCAACTGGTTCCTGGTGCGCGAAACCGCCCGCGACGACGAGAATCCGATCACCGCGACCGGCGCCGTCAAGGAACAGTTTCGCCTGTGGACCCGCAATGAGTGGGTGCTTTTCGAGGTGAACGTCACCGAGAAGAAGGAGCTGATCGTCAGCGTGATCGGCGAGGGCGTTCACAATCTCGACCATGTGCCCTGCTTTCCGGTTGACCATGTTATCGGCGAGAACCGCTATTCGGCCCCCGGCCTGATCAACGACATCGCCTATCTCGACCGGGCGATCGCCAATTACCTCTCGAATCTCGACGCCATCATCCAGGATCAGACCTTCTCGCAGCTGGCCATGCCGGCGCAGAACATCCTGCCTGGCGACGATCTCTATAACCAGCTCATGGAAATGGGCACGAAGCGCGTCTTCGTTTACGACGGAGAAGGGGGCACCGCCCCCTTCTACCTCTCCCCCGATCCAAAGCAGGCCGGCGTCATCATCGAGGTGATCAACAAGATCATCGCCGAAATCTACCACACCATCGGCATGTCGGGCGAACGCACCAAGCAGGACAACGCGGTGGGTATCGACAACAGCTCCGGCGTTGCCAAGGCTTACGACTTTGAGCGGGTGAACTCGCTTCTCGCCTCCAAGGCGGCCGCCCTCGAGAATGCCGAGAACAAGCTGATCGACATGGTCATGGAATGGCATTCCAAGGAAGACCCTGTGGTCGAGCTGGTGAAGTACCCCGAGAACTTCGATGTCCGCGGCCTTTATGACGAGGTGACCCTGGCCGGCCAGCTGACGCTGATCGATGCGCCCGCCACGGTGCGCCGCTACCAGATGGGCCAGATGATCGAGAAGCTGTTCCCCAGGCTTTCCGCCGATCTCAAGAAGGAACTTCAAACCGAACTCGACGGATGGCCGGCTGCAGCCGAAGACCCGGCAGCGCCGCCCTCCGCAACCGTTGCCAGAGCCAGAAACCCCCAGACGCAAAACCGTCAGGGTCAAGTGACGGGCTCGACGCAGTGAGGCCAAGAAACCGGCCTCAAGACCGCGACCGAGAAACAGGTCCACATTGGAGTAGAGTATGAGCAAGGCAATTTTCGACGCGCTGAAGCCGGTATCCGGCGGTTTTGGATGGGTGATGACACCCTCCAAGTTCATGCCGCAGATCGCGCTGGCCCCCGATGACGGGTCCGGTTCGAAGTCTGAGGATGAACAGGCCGAGGACCAGGGTGACGGCCAGTCGAAGGACGATCCCGCGGGCGAGAAACAGTCCAAGGAGGAGTCGAAGGACGACGGCAAGGAAGCCAAATCCGACAAGTCCAAGCCCACCCAGCGGGAAGCCGAGCTTCTCAAGGAGGTCATGGACAAGAAGGACAAGCTGAAATCGACCCAGAAAGAGCTGGATGTCATCAAGCAGCAGCTCAAGGACTTCGAGGGCATCGACCCGGTGAAGATCCGCGACATGCTGAAGGCACAGGCTGATGCCGAAAAGGCGGCGGCCGAGGCGAAGGGCGATTTCGAGCGCGTGAAGGCGATGATGGCGGACGAGCACGCCAAGGAGATCGAGAAGGTCAGGACCGAAAAGGATCAGACCCTCTCGCAGCTTCAGGAAGCTCTGAACCGCATCAACGAACTCACGATTGGCGATGCCTTCACCCGTTCGGCCTTCATCAAGGACGAGCTGATCCTGACGCCGGCCAAGGCGCGGACGGTCTATGGCGCTCACTTCGAGATCCAGGACAACCGCATCGTGGCCTACGACAAGCCCAAAGGCAGCACCAGCCGCACCCTTCTGGTGGACGGCGCCGGCGATCCGTTGGGCTTTGAGGAGGCGGTCAAAAAGCTCGTCGATACCGATCCCGATCGGGATGCCATGCTGCGCTCCAAGCTGAAGGAAGGTGCCGGCTCGAAGCCCGCGACCGAAAAGATGCCCAAGAAAGCCGAAACCGGCATGTCGGGCGTCTCCAGGATCGCTGCTGCCCTGTCTGCATCCAAATCGAAATAAGTCATTACTGACTTATTTTTTTCTTGGAACCCAATCCGTCGTTCGTTACACTATTGGCAAGTTCAACAGTTTCACGGGCGACGACCCCTCAAGGAGTGAATAGAAATGGCTCTTCTTAAAGCCGAAGCCGAGAAGCTCTCGGAAAGCCAGCTGGAGCGTGGCGTCATTGAAGAGATCATCGACCGTGATGAACTCTTTGCTCTCGTGCCCTTCATGGGCGTCAACGGCAAGTCCTACGACTACGTGCGCGAAGCGACCCTCTCCGAGGGTTCGTTCCTCGATCCGTACGAGGCCGTGCCGGAAGGGGCCGCCACGTTCACCGAGGTCAGCACGAAGCTGAAGATCCTCGCTGGCGACGTGGACCTCGACAAGTTCCTCATCTCCACGATGTCGGACACCAACAACCAGCTGGCGATCCAGCTCGCTGCCAAGGCCAAGGGCCTGGGCCGCAAGTTCCGTCGCACGCTGGTCAATGGCAACGCGACCTCCGAGCCCAAGGAATTCGACGGTCTGAAGGCCCTCGTTCCGGCCGCCCAGACGCTGGTCGCCGGCGCCAACGGCGCTGCCGTCACCCTGTCCATGCTCGATGAGCTGAAGGACGCGGTGAAGAACGGCGCCGACGTGCTGATGATGCGCCAGGGCACCTGGCGCGCCCTGCGCGCCATCCTGCGTGGCTTCTCTGGCAACGATGCCACGATGGTCATGCTGGAGAACTTCTCTCGCCCGATCCCGGCCTACGACGGCATTCCGGTCATCATCAACGACTTCATGACCGCCGACGAAGTCCAGGGCTCGGCCACCGCCACCTGCTCGATCTACGCTCTCCGCCTCAACGAGACGGACGGCTTCCACGGCATCTTTGGCGGCGGCAACGCCGGCATCGCTGCCGCGCACGCGGCGCGCGCGCTCGGCGTGCGCTGCGAGGTCTTCCTGCCCGAGGTCTCCACGCCCGCCAAGCGCGCGCGGCTGGCCGGCCTGGGGGCGCAGGTCACGGTCGAGGGCGCGGTCTACCCCGAGGCCCTGGCGGCCTGCCTGCGCCGCCAGGCACAGACCGGCGCGCTGCTGATACACGCCTACGACCAGCCCGAGGTCGTGGCCGGCGCCGGCACCCTGGGCGTGGAGATCGATGCCGACGCCGGTGTGCCCGACCGCGTGCTCGTCAGCGTGGGCGGCGGCGGCCTCGTGGCGGGGCTCGCGGCCTGGTATGCCGGGCGCTGCCGTATCGACGCGCTGGAGCCGGCCCGTGCCCCGACGCTGCACGCCGCGCGGGCCGCCGGCGCGCCGGTGGACGTGGAGGTCGGCGGCGTGGCGGCGGACTCGCTGGGCGCGCGCCGCATCGGCGACATCGCCTGGGCGCTGCAGGCGCACATGCAGGGCGCGCACCTGCTGGACGACGAGGCCATCACCCGTGCCCGGCGCCGGATGTGGGCGGAACTGCGGCTGGCAGTCGAGCCCGCAGCGGCGCTGCCGCTGGCGGCCTTGTGGGAGGGAGTTGTCCGGCCAGCCCCGCAGGAGCGCGTGGCCGTGATCGTCTGCGGCGCGAACACCGACCCGGCGACGCTGGAGGCCTGACCAGCCCCAACCCTCACATCACCGCGCCGAGCTGCCAGGGCACGAACTCGTTCTGCCCGTAGCCGTGCAGCTCGCTCTTGGTGGCGCGTCCCGAGGCGGTCTCCAGCATCAGGCGGAAGATGCGCTCGCCCACCTCGTCCACCGACTCCAGCCCGTCGATGATGGTGCCGCAGTCGATGTCGATGTCTTCCTGCTGCTTGTGCCACAGCGCCGTGTTGGTCGACAGCTTCAGCGAGGGGCTGGGCGCGCAGCCGTAGGCCGAGCCGCGCCCGGTCGTGAAGCAGATCAGGTTGGCGCCGCCGGCGACCTGGCCCGTGGCCGAGACCGGGTCGTAGCCGGGGGTGTCCATGTAGACGAAGCCGCGCGCCTTCACGGCCTGCGCGAACTCGACCACGTCCACGAGCGCGGTGGTGCCGCTCTTGGCGATCGCGCCCAGGCTCTTCTCCAGGATGGTCGTCAGCCCGCCGGCCTTGTTGCCGGCCGAGGGGTTGTTGTCCATCTTCATGCCGTTGCGCGCGGTGTAGGCCTCCCACCAGGCGATGCGGGCCAGCAGCTTGTCGGCCACGTCGCCGCTGACCGCGCGGCGCGTGAGCAGGTGCTCGGCGCCGTAGATCTCGGGCGTTTCCGAGAGGATGACCGTGCCGCCGTGCGCCACCAGCAGGTCGCAGGCCGCGCCCAGCGCCGGGTTGGCGCTGATGCCCGAATAGCCGTCCGAGCCGCCGCACTGCAGGCCCACCGTGAGGTGGCTGGCCGGCACCGGCTGGCGCTTGACGCGGTTGGCGTGCGGCAGCATGCGCTTGACGAGCTCGATGCCGCGCGCGACCGTCTTCGCCGTGCCGCCCGTGTCCTGGATGCTGAAGGTCTGCAGGTTGGCGCCTTCCTCCAGGCCCTCCTGCGCGATCAGGCCCTGGATCTGGTTGGTCTCGCAGCCCAGGCCGACGACCAGCACGGCGGCGAAGTTGGCGTGCCGGGCGTAGCCGCCCAGCGTGCGCCGCAGCACCAGCAGTTCCTCGCCCGCGCTGTCGGTGGCGCAGCCCATGCCGTGCGTGAGCGCCACCACGCCGTCGACGTTGGGGTAGTCGGCCAGGGCCTCGGGGCGGATGTCGCGCCGGAAGTGGTCGGCGATCGCGCGCGCGGCCGTGGCCGAGCAGTTCACGCTGGTCAGCACCCCGATGTAGTTGCGCGTGGCCACGCGCCCGTCGGTGCGGCGAATGCCCATGAACGTGGCCTCGCGGCGCGCCGGCGCCGGCTTGACGTCGGCGCCGAAGGCGTAGTCACGCTCGAAGTCGCCCATGGCGAGGTTGTGCGTGTGCACATGTTCGCCCGCCGCGATGGGCTTGCTGGCAAAGCCGATGATCTGGTTGTAGCGGCGCACCGGTTCTCCGGCGGCTATGTCACGCGCAGCCACCTTGTGGCCCGGAGGCACCAGCCCCTTGACCTTGAAGTGTTCAATGGCGGCCCCGCTCACGAGTTGGCTGCGGGCAATCACCACATCATCAGCAGCGTGCAAACGGATATAGGGAGTCATGTCGTCTTTCTTTCCAAAATCGAACCAAACGGGTCTTGCACTCCAGCATCCGCCAGCGTGATGCCTGACGGTGGCTTGAGCGAATTCGTCAATACACCATCTTGGGCAACCACAACACAAGACCGGGCACGTAGGTGATCACCACCAAGCTGCCCAGCAGGGGCACCAGCCAGGGCAGGATGGCCATGGTGGTGCGCTCGACGCTGAGCTTGGCCACGCGCGCGAGCACAAACAGCACCATGCCCAT